CAACGAGAAATGGATAAAAATGCAAAAACTAAAGAAACAAGCATAAGAAATACAAGTAGAGAAGCACAAAAATTACTTAATAGAAAAAACAAATAATCCACCCGTCAAACAATCCGAGTAGGAAAAAATGGCGACAACTTATACCGATAACGGTGGAGGTGCTCCTAATGGATCTGACAAGATCTTTACGTTTACTTTTCCCGTTTTACAAAATGAAGATGTAAAAGTTGCTCTTAATGGAGTAACACAAGCGACAACTAAATACACAGTAGATACTTCTACGAATCCTACCCAAATTGAATTTAATAATACAAATATTGATAGCAGTGTCCAGGAAACAACTGGTGCTCCTAAATCAGGAGTATTAGTAAGAGTATTTAGACAAACAACTGTTGGTAAATCTACAGGTGATGATGATCCTAAAGCTGTATTTGCAGCTGGTTCCTCTATTAGAGCTGTTGATTTAAATGCAAATACTGAACAAGCACTTTATGCAATACACGAGTTACAAGAACAACCAATTGAAAATCCAGAATTGCAAGATGGTTCTGTAACTTCTAGTAAAATATTAGATGGAACTATTGTTGATACTGATATAAATGCGAGTGCAGCAATAAGTGGTTCTAAGTTGCAAACAGCGTCTGGGTCTAATGCTGGAAGTATGTCTGCTAGTGATAAATCAAAATTAGATGGTATAGAGGCTAATGCAACAGCAGATCAAACCGCAGCAGAAATAAGAACTCTTGTTGAAAGTGCTACTGATAGTAACGTCTTTACAGATGCTGATCATACTAAATTAAACGGAATCGAAGCTTCAGCTACAGCAGATCAAACTGCTGCTGAGATAAGAACTCTTGTTGAATCAGCAACAGATTCTAATGTATTTACTGATGCAGATCACACCAAGTTAAATGGAATTGAAGCAAATGCAACTGCTGACCAGACAGATGCTGAAATCAGAGCAGCAGTAGAAGCAGCCAGTGATAGTAATGTATTTACAGACGCAGACCATACAAAATTAAATGGTATAGAAGCCAGTGCTGACGTTACAGACGCTACTAACGTAGATGCTGCTGGTGCAGTAATGAATAGTGATCTAGCCACAAAAGGTCAGATCATAGTTGGTGATGGTTCTGGTGATCCTACAATTCTTTCTGTTGGTCAGAATAACTATGTGTTAGTTGCAGATAGCAATGAACCATCAGGTGTTAAATGGGGTCCAGCACCTTCTGCTGGTGGTTTAAATAATATTGTTGAAGATACTTCCCCACAATTAGGTGGAGCATTAGATGTTCAAGCACAAGAAATAAATACAAGCACAACAAATGGCAATATAAAATTAAATCCAAACGGTACAGGTGTAGTTGAAATAAAAGGTGATGGCAGTAGTGCTGATGGAACAATACAGCTTAACTGTTCACAAAACAGTCATGGTGTAAAAATTAAATCACCAGCTCATAGTGCAGGTGCAAGTTATACATTAACTTTGCCTACTAATATTGTTAACGGTCAGTTCTTAAAAACAGATACAAACGGAAATCTTAGTTGGGCTGCTGTTGATTTAACAGCTTTAAGTGCATCTAATTTAACTTCTGGTACAGTCCCGGATGCAAGATTTCCAGCAACTTTACCAGCTATAAGTGCAGCTAACTTAACTTCAATACCAGCAGCAAACATTACAGGAACTTTACCTGCAATCTCAGCTACAAATTTAACAAATATCCCTGCTGCTAATATCACGGGAACTTTGCCTGCTATTGATGGATCAAGCCTTACTGGTATTGATACGGACTTAGTTTCCGACACAACACCTCAGTTAGGCGGTGACTTAGATACCAATGGTAATCAAATAACTTTTGGTACAGGCGTTAGTTTTTCTAAAAAAACAGGGGCTACAAACGCTGTTGTAAATGGTATCACTCAACATGTAAAACAAAACTCCTTAATAGTAGATGGTGGAGTAAATGATATATTCTTTACAGGTGGAGCATCAGGATCAAAAATAACTTTTGGTAGTTCTGACGGTCTTACTCACGAAGTAATGAGAATTACACCTTCTGTTCTTGGTGCAAGTCAACACGGTAAGGTTGAGCTTAAATATGTAACAGCAAACGTTGGTGGTAATACTTCTTCTTCTACAAAATTAGCAACCACTTCGACTGGTATAAGTGTTACTGGTACAGTTGCTGCTACATCCTATACAGGAGACGGATCGAACTTAACAGGCGTAGCCTCAACAGTAGCTGGAGGAGCAATATATGAAAACAGTCAAACAATCAGTCAAACACACACAATTCCAAGCGGGTCGAATGGAATGAGTGCTGGCCCTGTATCAGTAAGTAACGGGGTAAGTTTAACTATCAGTTCTGGTAGTACATACACAGTGGTTTAATTATGGCAATAACAATTAACGGATCATCAAATACTATTACGGGATTAGCAGTAGGCGGTTTGCCTGATGGTGTAGTAGATACAGATATGTTAGCTGCAAATGCAGTTACAGTAGCAAAGGCTTCAGGTTCCGTAAAAGGAATAACAATGTCAGAGTTATGGAGAATAAATACCAGTTTTAGCATAAGTGCTGGATTTGGTGATATTGATTCAAATTGGGAGGTTGCAGATCATTATACTTCTGGTTCTATTGGATCTTCTATGACACAAAGTTCTGGGATTTTTACTTTTCCCAGTCCAGGAGTTTATCTTATACAATTTATTCTTGGATTTTACAAAAGTGGCGTAAGTCGTAGGTATTTAGGTGCGGGTATTGAGGTAACATCAGATAATAGTTCTTATTCTCAGGCTGCAATAAATTATGCCAGTATTGCTAATAATACTGCGTCTACACATCAAACAGCAATTACCAATGCTATTTTTGATGTTACTAACACGTCTACTCATAAATGTAAATTTTATATAGCAAATGTAGATACTATAAGCATACATGGTCATACTGATGCAAATTTTTCGTCTGCAATGTTTACAAGATTAGGAGATAGTTAAATGGATATGTTTACAGGTAGACCAGATCATATTGAAGATTATCTAATTACTGTACGCACAGGACAATGGTTTGGGTGGTCTGACTCTAAAAATAAAATTTATGCAAATCTTATTGTGCATGATGGAGGTTCTAAACCTACAGAATTAGATTGTACAGCTGGACTTGCTGCACTACAAGCTACGTGGGATTTAGAGAATAATTCTTATAAATCTAAACGTAGAAACGAATTTCCCTCTGTGGTCGATCAGTTGGATTTAATCTACCATTCAGGCATAGATGCATGGAAGGCAAAAATAAAAGAAACAAAAGACAAATACCCTAAATCATGAGTCAAATAAAATTAAAACATTCGGGTGGTAATGGCGTAATCATCGCTGCACCATCCAGTAACCCTCTATCTGATAGAACACTAACGCTACCTAGTGATGCTGATGGGACAATAGTTAGTAAGGATTCCTCTAATAATGTAGCTGAAGTTGCTTCTATAAATGGTCATTCTATTGGTACTAAAAATTTGGTGACTAACGGAGCATTTACTGTGGCACAAAGAAGTGAAGCCCCAGTTAGCGATGATTCATTTAGAACTGTTGACAGATTTGAACTTAACTATGGTGGTACAGACAATCATCCAACACAAGCAAAACACGCTTTAACTTCTAGTGATACAGGCCCTTATGAAAAAGGATTTAGATTCTCTTATCAAATAACAAATGCCGATCAATCAAGTGGTGCAGGGTCAGGCGATTATATGTACATAAGAACAAAAATAGAAGCCCAAGATATTGCAAATAGTGGATGGAATTATACATCTGCATCTAGTAAAATTACATTTTCTTTTTGGGTAAAATCTTCTGTTTCACAAAATTTTTATGCCAGACTAGAAACTAGTGACGGAACTGCACAAAATTTTCCATTTGAAACAGGGTCTTTGACTGCTAATCAATGGACTAAAATTACAAAAACAATTCCGGGAAATAGTAATTTACAATTTGATAATGATAATGGAACTGGATTTGAATTACATTGGCAAATGTATAGAGGAACAGATTTTACAGATAATTCAGTTGCTAATGATACTTGGGCAGCATATGCAAGTGGAACTAGAACAAAAGATGCTACACCAAACTGGTATACAACAAATAATGCAACATTTGAAATCACAGGAGTAATGCTTGAAGTTGGCTCTACAGCCAGTGAATATGCTCACGAATCATATGCAGATACTTTGAGAAAATGTCAGAGATATTATCAAATTATTGCTAAACACAATAGTCACGGAAATGGTCATGTATATATTGGAACTGCTCATGGTTATGGTACAGGTCAAATAGAAGTTGTCCTAAGATGGGAAAAAGAAATGAGAGCTTCTCCAGCATTAGTTTACGGAAGTGGAACAAATTATTATCAAGCGTCTAATGCAAATAACGCTATAAATTTTAATGGTTTTTTCTTGTACCAACCTACTACTTATTCAGGATTGCTTTATAAACCTTCACTTCCAGGTGTTACGAATGGAATGTCTTATAGATCAGTTACTAATGATAGTGGTGCATATTTACATTTAAATGCGGAGCTTTAAATTATGGCATTTCCTACAAATCCAATTTACAAATTAATAAAAAATCCTGAAGGTGTTGTTGATTCTGTAATGACAAAAACAGGTAGTTCAGAACCTTATCAGGTTACAATTATTCCTTTTGCACAAGATAATACACAGTATCAAAAATACCTTGAATGGGCTAAAACGAATACAGCGGAGGCTGCTGATTAATAATGAGTACATTAAAAGTAGACGGAATCCGTTCCAATTCCGCATCAAGCGATGCCATAACTTTGGCAAGCGATGGAACGTGTACAGCTCAATTAACAAACAGGCAAGGTAGAAACTTAGTATTTAATGGGGCTTTCACTTTGGCTCAATATGGGACAACATCTACAACAGAAGGTTATGGAACTGTAGATAGGTTTAGAACAGATTGGAGTGGTCTTAATGAAGCCGTAACGCAATCACATCACGATCTTACAAGTAGTGAAACGCCTTACAGTTATGGATTTACAAAAAAATTGAAAATAACCAATGGAAATCAAACAAGTGTTGATGCAGGTGATTGGTTAAGAGTTATACAAAGTTTAGAGTCACAACATATAAGAAGTAGTGGTTGGAAGTACACAGATCCTAATAGTTATCTAACAATATCCTTTTGGGTAAGATCTAGTGTTGCACAAACTTATTATTTCCATGTGAAAACTTATGATGGAACTCCACAAACCTATGCACACCCTTATGCTTTAAGTGCAAATACTTGGACAAAGGTAACACATTCTATTCCTGGTAATGCGAATCTTACATTTGATGATAATAATAATTTAGGTTTAGAAGTTCAATGGGTGTTATATTATGGCACAGATTATACAGATAGTTCAGCATCTGATAATACATGGGTTGCACATAGTGCTAGTGTTCAAACAAAAGTACAAACATCAACTTGGTACGATACAGATAATGCAACTTTTGAACTGGCAGGTGTTCAACTTGAAGTAGGGTCTGAAGCCACTGATTTTGACTTTGAAAGTAAACTAGAAACTTTAACAAAGTGCCAAAGATATTATTACGAACACGTATATCAACCAACTACTACTCTTACAATACCAATATTTAATGCTACACAATGGAGTAATAGTTATTCGTATGGTGTTTTGTCGTTGCCAACAACAATGAGAATTGGACCATCTTTAATACATACAACAGGTACAGATTATTATACTGTGTATGCTAATCAAACATTTGACCATGTTAATTCACTTGTTTTAAATCTAGCTTCACCAAGTGTAGTTGAACTTAAAGTTGCTTGTTCGTTAACTCAATCACATTCAACATGGATTAGGACAAACGCTCAAGGTGTATTAGTAGCATTTACAGCGGAGTTTACTTAACTATGGCATTTCCAACAGATCCTATTTACAAATTATTTAAAGATGTAATGACCAATAAAGTTACAATGGTAAGAAAATTCTTGGGTGGAGATAGATATTTAGATATTCCATTTAATGAAGAAAATTCACATTATCAACAGTACCTTGAATGGGCTAAAACTAATACAGCCGAAGCTGCTGATTGATGGAGCTTCCAACTTTAGTTTTACCTAAAGCTCCATTAATTCCAGAAGTAACTTTAGATATACCAACAGGCAAAGTACCTTATTACAAACCAATGGTGATTCCTCCTAGTGATTTGGAACCACCAGCTGGTGTAAAAGCTGACTCAACAGATGACGCACCTAAAGGTATTAGAGAAGTAAAAATACCAATTTTTGATAAAAAAATACCTTTACCTGAAAACGAAATACTTATTACTGCGAGTACAACAGCAGTAGTTTCTGTAGCAGCCACCCTTACAGCTACAGCTGCATTTAAGTGGGTAGTAACTGCACTTAAACCAATAATAAAAACAGCAATAAAGAAGTTAAGTGGAAACAAAACCAACAGAAAAAAAAAGTCTTCTTACTAAGCTCAAAGAAAATGTGGATGACCATGACGAACAGATGCAAATACTGGGCGCAATGGTGCGTCTTGGTGTTGTTATTTGGAGTGGATTTATTATTACTTTAAATTATGTTGAGCTGCCCATGGTTAAAAAACCTTTAGGAGCATCATCCGATATCACGTTCGTAGCTTCGATTTTTACGGGCGCACTTGCCACTTTCGGGCTGTCCACGGGTAACGGTAAGAAGAATGGAAACGGAACTACAACAACAAAACCAAAAACATGAAGAAATGGATTCTTCTCTTAGCACTGTTGTCACCCGCAGTAGCGAGAGCAAACACAATTACTCCTCAATTCACACAAGGGAGTATGAACTCGACTACCACCACAACTCAGACAATATCAGAAACAATAAATCAAGAAGTATTTGGAGCCGAGGTAAAAACTTGGTCTGGAACAAATGTAACTGCATCTGGCGATATTGCAGATCCAGCAACAACATTCAGTTTGACAACCCCTGGCGCAGACTTTCAGTTAGAAATAACAGAAAGATCAGCAGGGCTAATCGAAACAATCGACACGGTTCGCACTATAGACACAGACTCCACTACTACTTCTTACTCAGTCTTCTCTCAATAACTCCAGCATACGCTGATTCAGAGCCAGAAAATAATAACGTTAGCAATCCAGTTGCAGCTGCGACAGGTAATGTGACCAATCAAGCGGTGCAATTCCAGAACAATGGAGCACCTAGTCGTCAGCAATACGGTCCAAGCATCAGCTGCAATGGATCTACTATGACTTTCTCCCCTTTTTATATGGGCAACCATACGAAACCTTGGGAGATAGATGAGTTAGGAATGAATCCCTCCAGCTATACGTTAGCTGAGAACTGGGGATTCCAAGTTAATTTTATGGTTCCTCTGGATAAGCGTGGTTTAGAGCAATGCAGAAAAATAGCTGCAAGACAAGAAGAAAAAATGAAGCTTGACTATGAGCTTACAAGGGTAACTCGATGTGCATCCTTACAAAAATCAGGGTTTACCCTGCTACCTGGAACTCGTGTATATCACATGTGTTCTGACGTAGTACCTATTAAACAATTAGTAAAAAAAGAAAATGTTAGCACTACTAAAACCAATCGTTTTAACCTTTTTAAAAAGTGAAAAATTTAAATATTTTATAGTAGATTTATTAGAAAAATTAGTAGAACAAACTGATAATCAGCTTGATAATCAGGCATTAGAAATAGTCAAAAAAGGTTTAGATATTGAATAATGAAAAAAGCAACTGAAGAACAGTTTAATGAACTGCATCAGTTGGTCACACAAGAGTTTTTAGACAGAGTTAAGAGTGGTGAAGCTACTACTCAAGATTTAAAAGCAGCCTGTGATTGGCTGAAGACTAATGATATAAGCGGTATCGCTTACGATGGTAACCCTTTAGCAAAATTAGCAAGTGTACTACCAGAAGTAGACCCTGATCTCG